AAGACAATGACGTTAGAGGACTTAACACAAGGTTGGCTACAGTTAGCACACAGATGCAAACAATCCTGGAACAACAGAAAGAGTTGCTTGACTTACGTAGTCAAGTTGAGAGATCGACTGGGATCACTGATAGTTTGGGTGATAAGCTTGACAAATACCAAACGGAAATAGATGACATATGGAAAGCATATGATTCCCTAGTTGACAATCCATTAAACTAATGAAAGAATATTATGGCAAGTAAACTTAACAAAGCAAAGATGAAGTGTAACTCTCCTAAAGCTACATCTGGACACAAGACAAAGTCTCATGTTGTCAAAGCATGTGCTAATGGTAAGGAGAAAATCATAAGGTTCGGGCAGAAGGGTGTCAAAGGTAGCCCTGATGGCTCAGCTAGAAACAAAGCATTTAAAGCACGACATGCTAAGAACATTAAAAAAGGTAAGATGAGTGCTGCTTACTGGGCAAACAAGGTAAAGTGGTAATGGCTAGTTCTCCTAAACCGTCTAACTCTGCTCTTTGGTCACGAGCTAAAGCTGCAGCTAAAAAGAAATTCAAGGTATACCCATCAGCTTATGCTAATGCTTGGGCATCCAAGTGGTACAAAGAAAAAGGTGGTAAGTGGTCAGGACCTGACAACAGAGTGAAGAGGAAGAAATAATGGCTAAGGGTGGTCTAGGTAAATGGTTTTCTGAAGAGTGGACTGATGTAAAGACAGGTAAACCTTGTGGTCGTAAGTCATCTAAGAATAGTAATAGAGCATACCCTGCTTGTAGACCCAAGAGTGTAGCAGGTAAGATAAGTAAGAAGGAAGCTGCCAAGAAGACAGGTCCCAAGAGGGTCAAGTGGTCAACGACAGCTTCAGGTAAGAAACGAAAGAAGACATAAAGAAAGCCCCAAGGAGAAATCCAAGGGGCTTTAACTTTATGTATCTATGTACCAACTTAAACATTGGAATGCTTTTATATTCCAGTCTTTGATTGTGAGTAGTTCTCTTACACCAACCCTTAAACTGTATTCACAATCATCCATATTGTCATAGACTGTCTGGTCAGTTGAAGTTAAACAGGTTGTTGTCTCCAAGTAACACATCAATATAATAGGGGTAAACATTATCCACCTTCCATTTCCTTTATTAGGTAATCCAAGTACCATCTAGCTTTACGTAGATCTTCTAAAGGTTTCTGCTTGTACCTGAATCTGTGTAGGTACTTCTTACAGTTACCCTCTAGGTATCCCATGAACATCATGTGATCCATATTGTCTCTCATATATTCTATGCATTCTATCTTACCATTACCGTAGTGTGGTGGTTGGTTAACAACATCTTCAGCTTCTTCCATCATAGGATGTTCACGTTGTGCATCTAGGTTCCACTTAGCCATCATACAGATTCCTTCTGTAGGTCAATGAGTTCAGCATCTTTGTAAGGGATATGGAAGAACTTCTCACCCTTGACAATATATCTACCTCTAGCTTCCTTCAAGCCCTCTTGTGTAAGTAGAGTATCCTTGATTCTCCATGCTTGCTGCATGTCAGCCCTGAAGATATAGAAGTTAAGGACACCTTTGTCTTTGTACATATTGACAAGCCTACCCTTACGTTCAGGTAATCTTATCTCAGCCCATGATGGATTCCAATCACCCTTCCATCCTGTCTTAACCTCAGCTTCATTGAAGTATGTGTAGTCACCCTTCTGTGATACAACATCTACATTGAAGTCTTCCTTAGTACTGACTATGGTATGTCCTACACTCTCTAAGTAATCAGCTAACCTGTCCTTAGCCTTGCCATCGTATGCTTCGTACAATGCTCTGCTGAATGGTCTCTTAATCATTGCCATTATATCTTTCCTTCCTTAACTGTAGGGTCTAAGAACACTCTAAGGTCTGAGTAACCACCAATGAGTGAACCGTCTGATGAGAATATCTGTGGTACCGTTTTGATACTTGATCTCTTCAGTAGTGTCAAGATCCATTGAGAACTCTGTGATTGTACGTTATACTCTGTGTAGCCTTGGTTAGCTTTGTCAAGTAGAGCCTTGGCTGAACCACAGAAGGGACATTCATCTTTAGTTATTATAGTATACATAGTGACCTTTCTTTATGTTAACCCCTGGATTGCTCCAAGGGCTAATACGACTGCGATATAAATTCCAATTGTAGTCATCATTACACTAAGTCCACTAGCTCACAGCTGTCTCCACTGCAAGCTAAAGTCTGACTACCTGATGTATTGTCTTCACTCTCGTAACCAGAAAGCAATGACCAATCAATTCTGTTAGGCATACCACCTAGTGTTTTTAAGTAAGTAGTCTTATCACACTCTTGGTATGGTGCTTGTTGGTATGTGTGCTCACTGTAAGGTAAGAACGAAACACCTGACATCTCATCGAAGTGTTTGTAAACAAATGCACCAACCTCAAACCATTCATCACCCTTAACATTAATAGTTACAGATGGTTTATGTTCACACCAATGACGTTGGTAAGCTAACCACATCTCTAGTTGTTCGATAGCTGACATATCAGATGTAACCACAGCCTTGTTAGGTGCTTTCATAGGGAAGCTAAACACTGTAGTCTGTTCAGGTTTGAATGCCTCGGGTTCGTTAGGTATACCCTGATCAATCATGAACTTTGTCAATGGGTCTTTGTTATCACCACGTACAGTCCTGATGTAGTACTCAGAGTGTCTAGCATGTATTCCTGATGCACTGTCCACTAGCTGTGACACAGTACCTGATGGTTTAACACATGTAATAGCTGTTGATACAGGTATGTCTAATCGTTTAGCCCATGTAGCATTTGTATCCACTGCTATCTGTTTGAGGTGAGCAAGAGTCTTATCTAAACCTTTGTTCTTCAAGGTCATCAAAGGATTGTCCATGATACCTGTAAGTGACACACCCAACAGTCTCTCTTCTTCTGTGTTATCTTTCCAGATCTTACGTAGGTAAGGGAACTTAGTGTAGTTAGACTGGATAGTACCTAAGATTGTAGCTAACCGTACCTTTTCAGACAGTGTGTCTATAGTATCAGTAGCACGTACTACAACTTCAGTTAAGTTACAGAACTGGGACGGTCTTAAAATTATCTCACTACAAGGGTTAGTACCAAACTCTCTGTCATTATCACGTCTACCATTCTTAGCAGCTTGTTTCTTAGATGCCTGACGGTTAAAGACACCACGTTCACCTGACCCTGACTCAACAAGAGACATCCATTCTCTCATAAAGGATAAGCTGTCAGGCTTCTCAGTATATGACACAGAGTTGTTAGCTAGAGCACGTTGTGGATCATTCTCCCACCATGAACCTGACTTAGCATGACGCATTCTGTCATCTGATAGATTGCTCAAAGAGATCATTGCTGATCTGCGTACACCACCAACAACAACTACTTCACCTATCTTACACATAACATCATGACACTCAATAGAGGACAGCTTACGATTCTGTGCATCCTTGAATGTCTTAATGGTAAAGTTGAACAGATCAACCAGAGGTGCAGGGCCTGATGCTCTACCACCGAATGTCTTCAGAGGAGCACCTGCAGGACGTACCTTAGACACATCCCATGTTGGTATCTCACCACTGTATAGTAATGCAATCAACTGACGTAATGCTTTAGCCCAACCTTCCTTACTGTCCTTGACAACGATGTTAGTCTCACTGTCAAACAGTGTAGGTACTTCAGGTAACTTCTGTACTGACTGACGTTCAACTGAGAACCCAACACCAGTACCACATAATAGAATAAACATGGCTTCATCGAATGCTTTGATGTCATCTACAGCTAGGTAGCTACAGTTGTACATACATGTGTTGTCCCTGTTGGCTGCCTTACCTGCTGTCATTAAAGATCTCATGCTAGGCATTACATCTAAACTTAGGATAGCTGTCTCTAGTTCTTTTTTAGTAACAGTATCTACAAGCTTACCTATAATATTCTTTGTGTATCTTTCAACAGTCTCATCCCATGACTCACGTCCCTTACCCTCGAAGTACTTAGCATAACGTGACTTGTGTATGAATGATTGATAGTCTGTTGGTAAGTAGTTGTTCATTCTTTTGTTCCCCTATCTTGTTTGTCTTCTTTAAACCAGATCATACGATCTATCTCACCCCTTGTCAGACCTATATCTTTTAGTTCTCTGTCTGTCAATTTGTTTAGGTGTTTAACAGCATCCCTATGTAGCTGCCATGTGATCATGTAGTTAATAAACCTAAACCACCAACGTCCAAAAGCTTTTAGTATTCTCATCTCTTATCTCCTGACCCTTTGATGACACCACGTTCATATCTATCTGACAACTTATCAATGTTTCTTTGTGCTAGTGACGACAAACTTACATTATGTGTCCTTGCAAACTCACTGACAAACCATAGCACATCACCTAGTTCATCTAGTATCTCGCCATGTGGGTATGCCTTGTCCTTACGATACCACTTAGCTAACTTACCTGTAAGCTCACCAACCTCACCTGCTAAACCTAAACTCAAGTACTCTAAGGTTCTATCTTTAGGGTAGACAGCAGTAGTTGCAGCTAATTTCTGGTACTCATCTAACGTCTTTACTTTACTCATTCCTCTATCCTTTTCCACTCTTCCATTTCTACATCAAGATTAAAGTAATCATCAATGTCTATTCTCTTTTCTTCTACTAGCCATGCCACCACAAATTCTTCTGGTATTTCGTTTTGTTCTAGGAGAAGTTCTAGTCCATAATTAAGGACAAGAGCACGAATCTTACTATCAAAATCAAACATTGTCAATCACCTTTTCTTTTCTTTTGTCCATTCGACAGGAATAATTTCTTTAGCATACTTGAATCCGTTCTTATCACACCAGTCACCATAGGTAGTCTTAGAACCCTTGTACAATTTCTGGTTAGGGTTGCTGAATACAAAACGAATATCATGTTCGGGGTGTTGTGCTTTAACCATTAGGTGTTTGGTTCTATCTGAATGAATGAACCGCCCTTTGGTTTCTATTATGATACCGTTACTCAGCACGAAGTCAGGGGTATATGTTTTAAATCTTAGGTCTTGCCATTTGATACGCATCTTCTCGTATTCAAACTTAATCTTTAGTTTCTTGAGGTAGGCTGCTGTCCTCTTCTCTAAGCCTGATCTGAAACGCATTTAGGTGGCTCCCATATTTGGTTCTCGTAACGTCTAAGCCAGAGTAGTCTAGCATTCTCTATGACCCTTGCTTCCTCACCACTGTAGGAACGTAAGCATTCCTCATACATGTCAGCCTCAGTTGTACAGTCAGCCAGGATCTTCTCAGCTTTTTTAGGGCCAATACCGTACAAGCCAATGATGTTGTCAGCCTTGTCACCTGTAAGTATCTGTGTGTAGAAGAAACGTAAGCCTTCAAACTCACCCATCTCTGTCATGGTACGTCTGTTAGGGTTGTAGTGTGAGCATGGTATCTGTAACATGTCCTTGTCTATAGATATGACAATGGATTCTTTACCGTAGTTGGTAGCCCATATACCACACAGGTCATCAGCCTCTTCATCTACTGACACAATAGCATTCCAGTTGTCTATCATGTGTTTGCGTATAGCTTGTAGGTGTTGTGGTTTCTCTACGTTCTTTCTGTTACCTTTGTACTCATGGGTAATAGCATAGTCAAATCTAAAGTTACCCTTACCTGTCAGGAATACATGGTACTGCTCAGGGTCTAACTCCCACATCACTTCGTTAAGTGCTTGCTCAAGTATCTCGTCTAGTTTATCTAGTGCATCCTCAACAGGATCGTTCTCACATGAGAAGGCTGCTCGGTATGCAAACGGGTCACCATCTACCAATACTTGTTTAGGTTTCATCATGTACTGCACCCACTACTTCCCATTCTTTAGGGTCTCTGTTCTCGAAGAACCTATCTAACTCCTCTTGCGTTAACTTAACTAAAGCCTTTGTTGTTTTGTTTTGTAGAACTTGTTTCATGGGAGTATCCTTTAAAGTAAAAGGAGCACCCCAATTAAGGGATGCTCTAGTCGGGGAGGGAAAACTTACCAACGATCTTCTGTGGCTAATTCTTCGTAAGGTACATGCTCAAGGATACCAATCTTCTCAAGGCGTACAGATGCTGTTGATCCTTCACCGTAAATAGACAGCTTAACCTTAGCTGTTGTGCCATTACCTAATGCACCATCAACAATGGAATCCCACTGTGTACTTGTAGTACCCTTGGTTACAGCAGGTGCACCACCGAAGTCATCAATACCTGATGGGTGTACGTTAGGGCGTTTAAGTTTCATACCCATCTTACCATCTGCTGCATCAATAGGTTTAATCATTTGATTACCCATTGCTGTCTCAGGGAAACCCATAGCAATCATACGATTAACTTCGTCACTGTCTTTAGGTACGAACATGGTGTTGTACTGACCTTGTGTATTTTCATGATACTCTGAGTTGTCCATGTTGTCTTGGAACAAACGAGCATAGTAAAGTGATCCTTCGAATACACCGTACTTTGTTTTCTTTTTCTCAGCCATAATATTTTCCTTTACTTATCTTCTGACTATTCTATTTGCTTAACTTAACTGATGTAGTTTGTCAAGTAAATTAGTGAGTGTCTCTCCAGTTGCGTCCGATGTCTGTCGAACCTGCTAACGGACAGACCATATTGAATTTCTCTCCGATGTCAACAAAGGATTGACGTTGTAATGCACCTAACTCTTCAGCTGTTGCATAATTACCACACACCTCAGTCTGCCATTCGTCGTGCGGCCATGTGACAAGCTTGAAGTTTATCTCTTTAGCCTTAGCTTGGCGTACCCATTGCAGAGCTGAGTGTTTCATGATGACAGACTCACCATTCTGCAGCATACCTGCTAGTGTCTTATGTTCAGATGGTACTAGAACCTTACGTCCATCCATACCCTTGAACCAACCACGTTTAGCTATGTGTGGTATCACTTTCTTCTTGAGGTTTGCAAGACCTTGTATTGATTGCATAAAGTTCTCGACACATTGGCTCGCCTCACGTTGGTTGACCCTTAGTATCTGTGCTATCTTACCTGTACCTGCCCCTAGAAGGAATGCATAGATGAAAGTCTTGGCATCATCTCTTGTTATGTGTGACATACCCAGTGCTTTCTTGTTAAGGTTGTGTATGTCAGTCTCATTCTCTTTCTTTCCTGACACAATAGCATCTACATATTCTTCTGACTTCATTAGATGTGCAAGAACTCGCAGCTGTATGCCTTCAGCATCCGTACCCACTAGGTAGTTACCCTTCTCGACACCCCACAAGGCTCTGAACTGTCCGTCATACCTATGCTTCACCTCTTCCACTGCTGACTTAGGTGTACCATGAAACTCTGATGGTATGTTAGCTTGGTTAGGGGCCAT